CCATGGCTGCTCGCCGATCACGCATGTCGGGCGACTTCAAGCTGAGGAAGACGCTGCGCAACATCCACACGCAACTGGATAACGAGCTCAAGCCGGCGATGCAGGAAGCCGCTGACAAGCTGCTCGCCACGATGAAGCAGCTGGTACCGCGAGACTCCGGCCGGGCGGCGGAAGCGCTGGAAGCCTTCGTCAGTAAGTCAGGGCTGGACGCTCAGATTGGTTTGCGGGGCAAGAAGGACAACCGCCGGTTCTTTTATCTGAAGTTCCTGGAGTACGGCACCAAGGGCTATAGCGGTGAGAAATATCGACGAGCCGACAAAAGTAAGCCGGGTGGCGAACACACCAACAGTCGGGATAAGTCGAAGATGGGCGGCCGACGCAATGCGCTTCGGGTTCGAGACACGAAGAACAAAAGCGATGGTTCTCGTTTCTTCGGCAAGTACCCGGACATTCCAGCGCGCCCGGCTCACCCCTGGCTACGGCCGGCCTACGACGTGAACAAGGAGTTTGTCTTGGCCAGCATCAGGCATGCGGTCAGCAACACTTTGAAGCGCGCGGCCGAGGAGTTGGGTAATGGCTGATCCATCGTTTGCCTTGCAGGTGGCGCTCTTCGACCGGCTCACCGCCGAGGTGTCGTGCCCAATCTACGACAGCGTGCCCATGGATGCGCCATTCCCATATGTCTCCCTGGACTACGAGATCTCGAGCAACGACGACCCGCTGGCCAGCCGGCGCGATATCCGGCTGTTCTACCTGTCGGTGTGGTCCGATTTCAAAGGACAGGAAGAAGTGAAGCGCCTGATGGCCGAGATCGATGCGGCCATTCACGAAAGACCGCTTCCACTCACCACGGGGCGCGTCGTCTCGATCCGCGTCGATCGCAAACAAACAAACCGCGAGCCGGACGGCGTCACCTTTATGGGTAGCGTCACGCTGCGAATCATCACCCAACACTAAACCGCTGAACCAACGCCGCGCTGCGGCTACACCACCTGTCCTCAGGAGGACTATCTATGCCTATCAATACTGGCGCCCAGACGCGGATCTACATTGGTCCGCGGCTGAATGCTGATCTCCCTGCAGACCATGCCGCAGCGGTCACGCTGTTGTCTGCTCTCACGTATGTAGAGATCGGTTTTGTCGAAAGCATCGGCGATTACGGCGACACCATCAACGATGTGTCTTTCGCCGGCTTGGCCGAAGGGCGCGCACGCCACCTCAAAGGCCTGGCTGACGCCGGATCGGTCGAACTGTCCATCGGCTTCGATGCCGGTGACGCTGGCCAGCTCAAGTTGGTTGAGGCGTTCCTCGACCGATCCCGCTTCGACTATCCGATCAAGGTGGTCTACGTCGATGGCGAAACCGACTACATGGCCGCCAAGGTCATGAGCAACAAAAAGACCGGTATCAGTGTCGAGGGCGTGCTGAAGCGTACCGTAACCCTGGGCATCAACTCCGAAGTGTACGAAGTCGTCACGCCTTAATCGACGAGCTTCATCCGGCGCCGCCTTCTGCGGCGTCGGACCCACCTAATTCGATAAAGAGAAACCCATGTCCAAGACCAACCACGGCACCGTTGAAGTAACCGTCGGCGATGAAACCTTCACCCTGAAGCCAACGCTGAAAGCCATGAAAGCCATCGAAAACCGCTTCGGGGGGATTATGCCGGCCATGCAATCAGTTGGTTCCGCGAATCTGTCGACCATCTCTTTCATCATTGCGGTCGGTGCGGACGTGAATCTGGCTAAAAAAGGCTCGCTCGATCCAATCGAAGAAGCTGTTTTCGAAGCGGGCCTGAATGATGTTGGTAGCCAGGTTATCCCGTACCTCAATGGTTTCATGAACCCTGCCGGAAAAAGCGAAGCAGAGCTCGAAGCCCAGGCTGAGTCGGGAAACGAGTAAAGCGGGATCCCGACCTGAACGTAGTCGATGAGCTATTCAACATAGCCACCGGCTGGCTGGGGTGGTCCCCGAGCGAAGCCTGGAACGCGCCCGTCGTTGAGATCGTCATGGCGTGGGAATCCAAGCGCCAGTTCCTCATAGACACCAATCCTTTCGGCGGCGCAGGCGAAGACAAGGTGTCCAAGAAGACGGTGGCCAGGGAGGCTCGAATGGGGTTCCGGGTGGCGGCGATGGGCAGGAAGAAAGACTAAACACCGATTTACCAGGACCGCCTTGTGCGGTTTTTTTTCGCCTGGAGAAAAGCAATGGCTGACGCCGACGTACAAGGCATGTTGATTCGCATCGAGGCGACCACGGCGCAGCTTCGTCAGGAGATCGCGCGCGGGGAAGCCGCTGTCGCGCAGTCGGCCGGGAAAATGGATACCAGTCTGGGTCGCATCGACACTGCATTTGATCGTGCAGGATCTAGCGCCGAGAGCGCTGCTGGTCTGATCAAAAATGCACTGGCGGCAGCTATTGGCGCGGCCTCCATCGGCACCATCATCAAAACCGCCGACTCGTATTCGCAGATGTCCGACCGTATCGGCATGGCTACCAAGAGCTTCGGCGAATACAACGCGGCTCAAGACCGTTTGCTGGCGACTGCAAACCGCACCTACCGTCCGCTTGAAGAGGCTCAAGAACTCTACATCCGCACGTCTGATAGCCTTCGCTCGATGGGCCTCAGTGCAAACCAATCCATGGACGTCATGGATAGCTTCAGCTATTTGCTGGTGACGAACTCGGCATCGGCGGACAAGGCTAGCTCTGCCATTGATGCTTATTCCAAATCGCTCCAAACCGGCAAGATCGATGCAGATTCCTGGCAAGCCATGCTTGCTGCAATGCCGACCATTGTCGACACACTGTCGAAGGCAACCGGTAAGTCAGCCGAAGAGATCCGCAACTTAGGTGCTCAGGGGAAACTGAGCCTCGACACGCTGACTGAGGGGTTACAAAAAAGCGCCGAAGCCAACGGCCTGCTCGCTGACAGCATGGGTGTCGCGGTGCGTGACGCTTTAGTCGCGCTGAATAATGCATTCACCGTGTACGTGGGGCAGCTCAACGAGTCCACCGACGGAACCGGCATACTTGCGTCCGGCATATCGGTTCTGGCCGATAATTTCGGCACCATTGCTGAGGTGGCTGGTGTTGCTGCGGCAGGAGCGCTTGCGGTCTACGCTCGCGGCCTGGCTGTTTCGGTGGTCGGTTCGGTGCTGGCAACCAAAGCCGCCATTGAGGAAGCAATGGCACGCCGGGCCCAGGCGAGCTCCGTACTGCTCGCCGCGCAGGCTGATCAGCGGAAGGCTCAGACGGCTGTCTTCTTGGCTGAGAAGGAGTTGGCGGCCTCGAAGACCCGCATCAGCGGCATGGCGGTTGAAAGGGAGCTGTCGATACAGTTGGCCCAGGCCCGCATGGCTGAGGCCCGTGCAACAGCAGCAGTTGGAGCTGCGCAGACCGCTATCGTGGGCACTGGTCGTACGCTGCTGGGGCTGCTCGGAGGGCCTGCGGGTATCGCCATGCTCGCAGTAGGCGCAGCCACTGCATTCCTGACCCTTCGCGACAACACTGGCGACCTCGAGAAGAAACTAGGCGACCTTTCCGACCCTATCGAAAAACTGGTCAAGCGCTTCGGCGAGCTTGACCGTGCCACGCAGTCGGTCACCCTGCGTGAACTTAAAAGTACGATTGCCGATGCGGAAGAAGATCTTTCGACGGCGGCCGGCTCTATCGCGTTCGAGTTCCAAAGCAGCCTGACCAACGCCGGGTTAGCTGGTGCTTCCGGCTTCATGGCGGGCATTGCGCCGCTGCCTGCCGAATTCCAGGCGGCGATTGATCTCGTTAAAAAGGCCTCGGCTGATCAGGCCAGCGGGATGGTTGTTGACTGGAAGGCGGTCGCTGATCAGGTGCGCCAGGTTCCAGGCGTTACCGCTGAAGTCGCAGACGCTCTGGAGAAAAGCGGTGGGGCAGCAGCTACTTCTAATACAGAGCTCTCCAAGCTCAAAGACACTGTTTCCCAGCTCACCGGCGAAACCGACGAGCTGACTCGCGCCCAGCGCGAGAACGATGCGGCGAAAGCTGCAGCAGCAGGTGTAGGGCAAAAGTATCTTGAGCAGTTGCAGAAGCAGCTCGGTGCTGCGCAGGACAAGACCGCCCTGCAGGGCGCAAACCGCTTCATAGCTGAAAACACTCTTCTCACTGAAGAAATGATCGTCGCCATTCGCTCGGCGGCCGCTGCCAAGGATGCCCAAAAAGCCGCTGACACTGCGGCTACCAAGGCTACCAAGGATGGCACTAGCGCTGCTAAGGAAGCGGCCACCGAGGTAAAGAACCAAGCCAAGGCCCTGACCGACCTCAAGGCCCAGGCCGATATCGCCATTAAGTCGGCAACCGGCTTAGCTGCTGCGTATCTGGCCGGTACCGACAAGTCGCGCGAATTCACCCTGCAACAGAAGGTTGAAGAGGCGCTGCTTAAAACCGGCACTGGCGTACGGAAGGATGTTGAAAAGGCGATCAACGATCAGCAGGATGCTCAGGACAGGCTGAACCTCAGCAAGTCCGCCTACGACCTTGGCAAAGAAACCGCCGATATCATCGCCCAAGCGCAGGCAACGTTGATGGGGGCCGACGCCCTGGCCGCTTATAACGTCCAAAAGGCAATGACGGTTGCGCTCGCCAATAAAAGCATCGAGGTGGGGAGCGAGGAATACAAGCAGCTGCTAGCCGCGACCGAAGCTCAGCAGGCCGCCTTGAAGATTGCTCAGCGAGCAGCCAGCGCAGGCGGGATCATGGATCGGATGTATCCCGAGGCCAAGCTGCTCAAGGATTACACCGAGGATCAGAAAGCCCTCAACGCTGCCATGGAGCTGTACCCGCAAAACGCAGCCAACTATCAAGATGCCCTGGTCAAGCTCGGCAACGAGTACGAGGTCAATCGCAGCAAGGCCACGATTTGGGGGCAAATGACCGAGGGCGCAATCGATCGTATTGACGAAGCTTTCGCCACCGCCTGGGGCAATATCGGCAGCGGTGCCGAGAGCCTTTGGGACAACCTGAAGAAGGGCTTCAAGCAGACGCTCGGCGAGATCGCTCACATGCTCACCACCAAGCCGCTGCTGGCTTCGATCAGCAATTGGCTCACTGGTACGGATAATGGGCAAGGGCTGTCGTCGGTGTGGGGCAAGCTTCTCGGCGGGGCGAGCGGCTCTTCCTCAAGTTCTGGTGGCGGCTTGTTCGGCTCTGGCAACACCCTGGTTAGTATGGGCAAGAGCATTTATCAGGCGTACAGCGCTATCACCGGTGTAGGCTCGTCGATTGCCTCGGGCTATGCATCTGGGGGCGTTGGCGGCGCTATTTCGGGTGGTGTTGGCTATTACGGTAATTTGCTCAGTAGCTTGGGTACCACTCTTTCTGGCGGATTCAGCAGTGTCGTTGGCGCCATCACAGGCTCAACCGCTACCCAGGTGGCGGCCAATGCTGCAACTTCGGCCGCACTGCAAGGTGCTGTCGCACAAGGTGCAACTCAGGTTGGCACTAGTATTGGCATCGGTGGAGCAGCGGCCGCCGGTGCAGGTACTGCTGCTGCGGCAGGTGCTGGTGCTGGCTTCTATGCGTCCCTCGCTGCCATGGCCTCCAACCCTGTTGGCTGGGTGATTGCTG